ATTTGAATGTCATCATCATCAGTCCAAAGTTCTACCTTTGTTCTAAATCTATCTTCTGCTTTGAGTTTTTCATATCTCTTAGTTGCTTTCTTCTTCCACCAAGCAATGATGTTTTCCAGATAGAATTTGTCCCAGTTAGGGCCGCGAATTAATTCATCTTGTTCTCCAAGAATCACTTCACGAACATTTGAATATCCATATTCACAGAAGTAAGTTCTCTTTTTCTGAGTAAGAGACAGTGCAGTTTCTATAACTGAGTTAAACTGCTCCAGTTTCTCACTCATTCCATATTCTTTCAAAGAATTACGAGTGATAGAAATCATCTTCGTCTGACGTTTCATCTTTTTAGAAGATGCTTTATTATCAGTCAAAGGTTGATTATTATTCCATACACTAAATCGATCGTGAAGTTTATGAAATGCTACATCATGAAGTAAGGGCAAAAACTTACTCTCAGTCAGTCCCTTATATCTCATGAATGGTTTGAGTCCATCATACTGTGAGGCATCTGTAGTTGATCCATAGAGAGATGTTGTTTCAAAAAGAGCAATCTCTTTCTCAAATACCTCATTAAGCGTCTCACGGGCGAAGTGAGAGCAGCACAGAAGGGCAAGGAGTTTACCTCCAAGATAATTGTATCCAAAAGGTTGTGATGGCACGATCACAAACCCCATCGCAGCATGACGATTAAAGATTTTTAAATCTGGTGCCTTTCCTAACCAAACATTTCTTGGTTTGGAATTAATTGTAGGAGATCCAAAACGAATAAACCCAATAACTTTTTGAGTATTCTTTTCATAAATCATCCAACGCAATTCCCTACCAGGAATATTGCTTTCATTATTATGAGAAGATACTGCTTTCAGAAGATTGCCATAATGCTCTTGCTGAACAGATTGCTGAAATCTGTTACCAACAAACTTGATATCAAACTCCATTTCTTGTGGATGAATATCTTCATTGAAGAACTCATCATGAAGTGGAGCAAGAGAACTTGTAGACTTGATCACCTCTTTTTTAACAAATCGCAAATAGTCTTCAATATTTCCCATCTGTGAAAAATATTTGATGAACTCATCTGCGGCCCATACAGCATCACTTTCACTTATTATCATTTATAATACTTCTCTAGAATTTCTTCTACTTTATAATTAACTTTATTTAATTCGTCCCTTTCTTCTTGCTCCTTAAGATATGATCTATCACTCATTCTTCTCAGATTTCTAAGAACAATAGGATTACCTCCATAGTAACCCATGTTCTTCCAAACACAATCAACATACCCCCACTTCTCACCGATCAGCTGATCTCCAACTGAGGGAACAACACGCCGAATGCAGTGATTCCTGATTTCTGCAGGAACCTCAACTTTTTTGATTTCAAAATTATCCATCAACATCGATGGATCTGGAACTAAAAAAGGAATCATTTGAACTCACACTCCACCATAATCTCAGTCAGACATGCAAGCAGATTTATTTCCTGATCCGCAACGAAGGCAATCTGATACTGATACTTAGCAATAACAAGCACAGCAGCAGGAATACTAGAGTTTGCCAAGGATGTATAAAGAGCATCGTAAATACGACGCATAAGTACACCAGAATCATTGTCCAAATTATCCACCACCCACTTCCGAACTTCAGGGAAGTTCTTTTGTTTAAGGTTCTGTATAAGGTTGTTAACTTTGACATCAGAAAAAGTAGCGAGGATTCCTGCATCAATAGCACCACCTGATGAGTAGCGTTGAATTTCATTTAGAACCCGACGCCAATCAGGAAAATGCTTATTGATTAATTCTACCAGGACTTTGTTATCATATTTAATACTCTCTTCATCCAAGATAGTTTTGACACGTTTGAAGAAAGATGCTGCAATTTCTTGTCGTTCCTTTCCTTTAATTCCAAACTCGATGACGGCGCATCGGGAGTGAAGGGGTTCAACAATTTTGTTTTTATAGTTGCAGGTGAAGATGAATCTGCAGTTGCCACTAAACTCCTCAATAAAAGCCCGTAGGAGGAGTTGAACGTCGTTGGTTGTGTTATCTGCCTCATCAATGATGATGACTTTGTGTTTTGCAGTTGATGCAAGCGAAACGGTTGAAGCGAAGTTCTTCGCATTGTTTCGGACGGTATCAAGGAATCGTCCTTCATCGGATCCATTGATGACATAATAGTCTACTCCAAGTTCATTGCAAAGTGCTTTTGCAACTGTAGTCTTACCACATCCAGCAGGGCCTGCAAGAAGCAGGTTAGGCACTTCTCCTTTATCTAGGAAGTCAAGAAAAGTTTTCTTGATATTGTCAGGGAGAATACACTCCTCAATTTTACGTGGGCGATATTTTTCTACCCACAGAAACTCATCACGCATAATATGAAAATAGTTTGCTTATTCCAATAGCAATAATAAACGTCAACATTATAACTACATCCCAAGATTTTGTTTTTACAAAATATGGAATTGAGATAATATCAGCAGTAAGATTTACGATAACGCCAATAGTGACATTAACATGAAGAATAATAAAATAGGCAGTAATCACCATGATACTGCCCAAAATACGCATATGCGTTACATTCATTATCCAAAAGTAGAATCTGGTTCAAGAGCAATGTAGTAAGTCAGATCATGATTTTTGCTCGTAAAACGGGACAGAAGTTTTTGTGAAACAACTACTTCATATGTTCCAGGGAGAATCTTGATGTTCTCAACTTTGAAGTTAAAATTGAAAGTTGCATCAGTCTCACCAACAACTTCTTCGTGAGCATTAGAAGTATCGTTCTTCTTATCACGAACTACGAGTTTTACAACACCTGCTTCACCAACAGCAGAGATATCAGGAAGTTGATAGACAGCAGCTGCTTTTAGCAGTTTCTCAAGAACAGTAGTAGTCAATTCAAAACAGACATCTTCACTAGGAAGTGAAATCTCTTTATCAGGAGGAGTAACGATAACAGATGGATCTGCAAAGAAATACTTAGAACGTGAGCGTCCTTCTTTGATCACCACATAACCATCATTTGCAAAATCAAGTTCAGGTTTTTGATGCAGACTCAAACCATTTAGAAATTGGTTAAGATCATAGATACCAAAATCGCGAGCAAACTCTTCACTAACGGTTGCCTCTGCAAGAATATTCTTCATCACACTAATGGTGCGAAGTTTGTTTCCTTCTTTGAAGAGAATAGATTGATTGATACCTGAGAAGTTTTTGAGAAGAGAAAGGGTAGAGTCAGACAGTTTCATAGGATTACGAATTTTCATTATCAATAAGGGAAGTCAGAGTTGGTTGATTTATAGTGATCATCAAAATGCAAGAGTAGCATAGCATAATGAATTACTTTTAGTAAATCCTTTTTATTTTTTCCATCTTTATCACCATAACGACTTCCATACTTTAAGATATTAGCTTGACAGAAGTTAGAAGCAAGATTTTTAACTTCCATCAAATCAATAGTTTGAATATCTTTAAATCCTCCTTCATCTCCAGTATAGTGACTACGATAAGTGCCACTAACATATTCATGAATGTCCTTCAGAATAACATCTTCATTATATTTCCAACGTCCATTATTGTTGTCTGGTGCATTTGGAAGTTCGGGGACACTAACGTTTAATTCCATAGTTGTTTCGTCAAGAGAATCCAATTGATAAAATGCATCATTTGAAATTGCGGGAATAGAGATTCTGTCTTCACCTAATCCACCAATGATTCCATCTTCATTTGTAGAATATCCATCTGCTTTCGTAGTCATAACATCATAAAGTAAACTCCAAGCATTAGTCATTTTATCACTCCGCAGTGTAAGTGTCAATGTTATCTTCAGAGGGCATCTCGAAATCAGCATCGACTTTATCATACAGTTCCATAAATGCCTGCTTGGTTTCGTCATCAAAACGATTCACGCAAACCTCAATTGCTTTTGCTTTGTCACCGAAGATATTGTATGCTTGAACAATATGAACCAAACGACGAGTGCTGATAATCTCTTCAATACCACCATCATAGAATGTTTTACGGATGATGTCTGCCCAGTCAGAAAGACGCTTACAGAAAGTATCATCAGTACAAAGTTTAGAGAGGATCTTAGTCTCAATAGCAGAGGTAGGATACTCCTGCTCAAAGGTGACAGGAAAACGCTCTAGAAACGCTTCGTTGAGCACATTAGTTCCAATGAATCGTCCGTCGTCACTACCTTTACCCTTAGTGTTGGCTGTGGCGATGACATTGAATCCACTTCGAGGAGAAACCCATCGTCCGATTTTTTTAAGGAAAACTCCTTTCCCTTCAAGGATAGATTGGAGACAGAGAATTTTGTTAGAAGCGAGATCGAGTTCGTCAAGGAGCAATACAGCACCGCGTTCGAGTGCTTCGATGACTGGGCCATTGTGCCAGACGGTGTTACCATCAATAAGGCGGAAGCCGCCAATAAGATCATCTTCATCAGTTTCGATTGTAATGTTTACACGGATGAGTTCCCTTCCGAGTTGGGCACACGCTTGCTCAACCGAAAAAGTCTTGCCATTACCGGAGAGTCCCGTAATGAACGTTGGATAAAAAATACCGGACTGAATAATTTTTTTAATATCAGTGAAGTTACCAAACTTGACGAAGGAATCATCTTTCTGAGGGATAAGGTTTTGCTCAACTGCAGGCATAGCAGCAGGAGCAGTATAGGACGTTTCCAGATCTTCTACAGTCTCTTTAGTTACTTCCAGATTCCACTTACCACGTCCAACTTTGTAATCCGACAGTTTATTAGTGACAGTCTGATAGTTACAGTCATTCATTGCACACCATGCCTTAATCTCAGCAGAGGTGATCGACGTGCCGTACATATCTTGAATGGAGTCGATGATGCTTTGCTTGGAGAGTCCCATGTGCTTTTGTTGTTTACCTGCTTATTATACACACAAAAAAGGGGGGTTTGTACCCCCCAGTGTTCACTTTTCAAACCGTCTGTACTTGAATTTTATTGCTTGGAGCATCCATGCATCAGTCAATTTCTTAGGGCCTTCTAGAAGAACCTTACGAACCCTGGGATCGGTTTCCATCTGAAGTGCAATTTCCTTCCAAGTCATCATGCTACTAAAGAGATAAATTCTCCCAGGACTTTTTTATTTAGTTTCTTAGTCTTAAGACTTTTGGCAAAAGCAGACTTAATCTTTGCTTTTGATGCTCCCTCGTCCACCTCGAATTCAACATCCTGAGCGAGAGCTGTGCATGAAAGTCCAAAGTATGCGTCATATCCAGACTCACGAATCACAAATCCTTTCTCCTTCTTCCACTCATTCTGCAGTTTAATTAGTTCTTCACCATGATCGTAATAAAGTTTGAGAAAATTATTAGCATCGCGAGGAGCAAGTAAACGAATACCAACAAAGTTTACTTCAGGAAAATTATCCTTAAGATTGCTTAGCATAACATCAGAGAATCCATTGAAGTTTCCAGACTCAAATTTGTACATATTGCCAGTCTTGCGATCACGCAGAATAGTCTTCCAGTGATCATGTCTAGCCTCTCCAAGAAACTCAGCATTGTTCTCCCAGTACCTCTTAATCAGTTTATGTCTGTTGAGAGGACACGCTTCACCATCAGTCAGAACCACACACTGAACTTTCTGCAGTTTATTTTCTCGTTGAAACTTAGGAAGGATCTGATGAAGAGATACAAGTGCTTCATTCAAAGGAGTTCCCGATAGAGACATCTTCCTGCCCCATGAATATTTTGCATTGTAGATTCTAGAGAATGCATATGCATGTCGCCAGATGTTAATCATCTGCTTCTCCAATTCCTTCGCAGATACCTTGCTAGTCAGAATATTCAGAAGATTGAAATCATTATCAACTACAAGCAAATTCTCTTTTTTCTCATAATGATCTACTACTTGATGTGGAAAATCGAGATCATGACTACTCCACTCATTAGTAAAAGCATATACATCAAAAGGAATACCAACTTTCTTACAGAACCACAGCAGGTTAAACATTTGCTTACAGGTATCTAAGAGAGTGTATTGCATGGAACCACTCCAATCCAGCATAAACACCAATCCATGATTCTTACCATCAGCAAGAGTTGTTACCTTACAGAATAAGTCTTCATTATACTTGTAAGTATGAAGTTTGGTGCAATCAAGAACACCAGTGCGAGAGGTTGTGGCACGAGCATATGAGTCAGCAGCTTTCTTACATTCAAACTCTTTTACAAGATAGTTGACTTCTTTCTGTGCCGAACGCTTGAACTGAATATACTCTTTATCTGGTTCATCAAAAATCTCATAATTCATTTCATCGGCAATGCTCTGCTGATGATTGAACTTTGCATCAACATATCGATGCACCAGATCGTTACTGACGATAATCGTATCCAGATTTACTTTCGGAACCTCAACATAAACGGTTTCGATACCATCAGTCTGTGCCAGTTGTTCAATACTGTTAGAAAGAGAATCTGCAGTTTCAACTTCCGGTTCTACTTCTTGTTCAGAATTATCTTGCTCACCATCATCAGGAACATCTTGAATGTTTCCCTGAGGTTTTGACTCCTCGCTATCCTGCTCTTCTTGTTCTTCAGACGATTGTTCTTGAGACTTAGGTGCTTCTATATCTTGAGTTTCGTTATTAACTTCTTTCTTACAATACTTGTATAGTTCCTCTGCAGCCTTGGCAACATCCTCAAAAGTCTCACAATCGCCAATCATACGGACGATTTCCATCTCTTCTTTAGAAAATTCAATATCTACAAAATTACCAATCTTATAGTATAGATTTGCACGATCGGCAAGATTGAACTCATTGACATCTTCATCGGTTATTTTGAAGAAATCATCATCACTCATCTGATTATATCCTTTGAAGAATGTCTTATGCATTCCAGGATACTTACGCTTCATTAACTTCTCAATACGAGCATCCTCAACAATATTAATAAAGGAGTGAGGGATACCCTTTGGTGGATCTTCATCAGGAGTGAAGAGAGCATGGCCAACTTCATGTCCCACGAGAAGATCATAGACAGTGTTACTTGCACTCTCCCACATTGGAAGTGTCAGCACACGCTTATGTACATCAAACTGAGCGGTGGATACTTTACGGTGCTCAACCACCAGATCCTCAGTGGCAAGAAGTTTGGCGAGTTGTGACTTGATTTCTTGAAGGACTGGCATTGAACTCCTTTTGATGTCCCTATAATACTAAACCCCCACCTTTCGGTGAGGGCCCTCAGTGACAGTTTCTATAGTGTCTATGGTTGGTTATGAAAGAATACTCCTACAGATACGTTTACAAGTCGCCTGATCATCATCACATTCAATTAGACAGTCGTAATAATCATTTATTTGATCAGATTCGTCAAGTGTTCGATCTAAAGTATGAGTCAATCGTTCAATACTTTGCTTCCAACCCGCTAACTGATTATGTGAAATTAAATTATGCATAATTTTTAATTATAAACATCAAATAATGAAGAATTTAATTTCACTTCATAACCTTTTCTCCAATTCTGTATTATATAGTCAGCGTTTTCTAACTTAATGAAGTTTGTGTCACATTATACAATTCTTGAAAAACCTTTATGTTTCTCAAACTTTATCAGATTTTCAAATTTATCAAACAAAGACTCTTTGTGCGAGATGACAAAGACATTTGCATCTTTAATTACAAATCGAATAATTTTCAAGAACTCATCCGTACCAAATCCATCAAGAGAACTATCAAATACTTCATCCATAATCAATAGATTAGTATTGACAGAGTTCTTCATCCTTGCCACCTCTCTCCAGGTGAACAAAAGTGCTAAATCTATTCGCATCTTCTCTCCCTCGCTGAAAGAAGAATAAGAAAAGTCCTCATGTATCGGGGACTGGACGGTTTCGTTGAACTCTTCATCAAGAGTAAAGTTAATATAGAAGTCCATCATCTGAAGATAACGGTTGACTTGCTGATTAATCAGCGGCAAATACTTCTTAATGATTTTTGTCTTGACTCCACCGTCTTTAAGCAGACTATACGAAAAATCGTAATAGTTAATAGTGTCCTTTCTTGACGCTAATTCGCCAAATGTAGTTGTTAAGTTGTCTTTGAAGGTTTCTAACTTCTCATGTTCAGTATTTCGGTTTGCAAGTTGCTCGGTAAGCTCTTGAACTTCCGATTCCAGATTTCCGATTTGTCGTTGACACTCAGAAATCCGAACATTGTCCTTAGAAATGTCATTCTGTAGTTTAGAGATCTCCTTCGATAGGGCAAGAAATTGACGCTCTCGCTCCTGTTCTTCATTAATTGCCTCATCCAGTTCTTTTAAACCAGATTGCAACTCGTTCGCTACATTTTGAGCGTCGTTAATCTTATTTATTCTGAAATCCTCTTCAATAGACTGAGTACAAGTGGGACAAACCGTATTCTCAGTGAAAAACTTATGCTCTTTTCTAAGAGTAGATGCTTTTTGACTGATTTTACCCTTCAGTCCACTCAGTTTACGTAATTTTTCTGGAGCTCCAGTAACTTTTTCTTGATCAGTAAGGCGCTCTTGCACCTTCTCGTTTGCCAAAGATACTTCTTTATTATAAAGATCAATAAGTCTATTAAGTTCTGAGACTTTTTCCGTTTTCTCAGCAATATTTTCCTTACCTTGAGTCTCTAATTTATCAATAAAGCGTGTTTGCATGTCAACTTTATCACTCAGTGACTCTTTTTTGAGTGTCAGTGTCTTAACTTCATCCTTCAGAGCACTGATTTTACTCTTAATAACAGTATTCATGGAAGAAAAGATCTTAATATCAAGCAAATCCTCAATAACTTCACGTCGATTTGCTGCAGAAAGTTGCATGAAGGGCACAAAAGTACTACTTCCGAGAATAACAATTTGAGTAAATGACTTATAGTTCATCTTTAAGACATTTTGCTCAAGCCATTTTTGCTGATCGAGTGCTGCAGCGTCTTGATTCAGTTCTTCTCCATTGCGATAAATCTTGAAAATGTTGGGTTTGATACCTCTAATCACTTTCCAAGAAATATTTCCAATAGAAAATTCTACTTCAACGCAACAATCTTTCTCATTAGTCGTGTTGAGTAGTTGTGGTTTGTTAATTTTACGAAATGCCTTGCCAAAAAGAGAAAATGTGAGAGCATCAAGAATAGTAGACTTACCAGCACCATTAGTGCCGACAATCATCGTATTACCATTCTCATTTAATTTAACTTCAGTATAATGATTACCCGTAGAAAGAAAATTCTTCCAACGAATCTTCTCAAATAAAATCATATGTTTCGGTTTCTGGCGGCACCACGATGTCGTTCTTAGAAATTATAGCATACTCACACTCATGAATGTGGCATGTCTTAAGCATTATTTCATCTTCTACTTCAATTATATGCATCTCAGGATATCCATGTTCTTCTTCTAACTGTATGGCAAAGCGAGTAGCATCATCCTCTTCCTCAAACAGATAAAGTATCTTATCTCCTGATTCGTTTTCTACGGAATATGCTCCTCGATCTTCTTTACCATCTATAGTTAGAATAAACATTAAATTAACTCACACGCCTCCTGATATGTTGTTCGCATAATGTCTTGCAAGACAGATTTATCAAGACTAATTTCTGCTTCTTGGATATATCTATTCAAGATAGAAAGTGTATCCTCAGACTCAAATGCTTCAAACTCTTCAGGATCTCCAACTTCAAAGTTTTCTACAGTTTTTAGATCCGCAACTCCCACAGAATAAAGTTTATCAATAAACTTTTCAAACTTTTTACTGTTTGATTTCTTACGAACAATAACTTTTACGATTTTGTTCTCATACTCTCTTACGTCAAATGTTTGATGATCAGTATCTTCATAGAAGATATTATAGAACATCCGATATGGGTTGTTAACATGAGTATGCTCTAGAGTTTCTGTGTCGAAGATTGTAAATCCTCTCGTATCATTCACATCGTTCCAGAACATCTCATAAGGATTTCCTAGATAGAAGATCTTCTGATCATCTGATCGAGTGTGGTAGTGTCCCGAGAACACCTTGGTGAACTTCTTAA